AGCAGAGCAGCAAGGACAGTAATTACCCATCCTGCTTTATCTTTAACTAATGCTTCCCTTTCTGAACGAGAAAGTGGTTTTGTGCGTGAGTCTTCCTGTGCCATATTTTATTATTATTAGGTTATTCGGCATAATGTATAAATTTATTTATAACGATCAGGTCTTCCAGCAGTTGGTCTTTCCAAGATTTCTTTTACATCACTGGCATTAATAGTGTTTATTTTTTGATAGATTGTTTCAACCAATTCCACAGATTCTGGATTGGGTTCAATTTTGGTGTTTCCACTGGCAACAAGGTCTCCACTGGCACTTCCACTGTTGAGGTCTTTTCCATCAAAGGGGTTTGATTCTGTGGGATCTGGTTCTGCTGTGGTTTCTGGCTCTGGCGTGGTCTCGCTGGAGACTTCCGTACTCCCTTGGTAGGCTGGGGTTTGGCTTGCGTAGTTTGAGACTGTGATGGGCTCGTCTTCGGTTTCCTTGGCGAAGTTGTCTTTGGGTTCGCTGGCTTCTTGCTCGGGGATTGTAGTTGGGTCATTTTCTTCCTTTCTGGAAAGAGTTTGGTTTACGGCAATTAGCATAAGAACTGCCATTGGATCAAAGACGATAACGATCATTATAATAACGATACGTACTGCCTTTTCTAACACATTTTGGTCTGGATTATCTCCGTATATCAATGCTGCGATATACTTAATTGGACCAACTTCAGCTTCTACTTTACGTAGTTCTGAAGCAACAGGTGCTCGTTCTTCATTTAATCTGGCGATTCGGGTTTGAGCAGATCCAATTTCAGCAAGTAGTGCGGTGCGCTCCTTTTGCTGTCCACGTCTAATCTGTACAGATCTCTCTGTGCCCCTGTCATCCGTTGTTCTTGCGATCGTTTGATCCACCTGAGCATCCATTTGCTGCAATGCTTTTCTTGCTGCGCTGACATTGTCTTTTTCCGTTTTAATCTTTTCGTCTAAAAGGGCAACCTTACTTGCTACATCTCCAGTTGGCACAGCCTGATCCAAATGGGCTTTGCTAAGGTATCCAAAGATCCCCATGGAAGTTAGTAGCATTAAAACTGTTAGGGCAACGCAGAAATAACTGCGAAGTAACACTGATGTATACTTCCAATTACGATACAGCCAACTGGCCACTACGAGTTTTGATACTTCCAGCATAGAACCCATCACAATGATAGGTATAACTGCTGCTGCAAAGATTGCTACTAAACCACTAACTGCATAGAAAGCAGACGTGGCTGATAATGCTATTGCTGATACGAATAGCAGGATTGTTAAACCATCTTGTTTTGGTTGTGTCATAATTTATTCTTTATATGAGAACCATGGACTCGGACAGAAATCTGCCCATTGTAGTAGTCGTCTGATTCTAATACTTTCCTCCCGAATTGTTCTCTGGCTTCTATGTATGAACACTCAGCCTTTGATTTGCAATAGAATAGAATTTCTCTATCAAAATTCTCCTTACCAAGCGTTTCAACGTCTTTACTTAATTCAATGCTTGAACCATAGTATTCAATCCAATCAGAGTCAATCTTTGATCGGATTTTCTTTTTCTTCTTGGTTCCATTTTTCAGTTTGACCATCTTGTAAGTGGTCTTTGAAAACTTGGCTAATTTCTTACCTACGTACATACGACCGCTGGCTTTGTTCGTGATTAGATAAACAAAGCCAACGCAGTCAGGCAACTCTTCAACGATTATATTTTTATAGATCCACATGTAGATCTATTTATTCGTCCTCGTCTAAGTCCTCTTCTTCGTATATATCGGCAGAACAGACAGGACAGTAAACGATGTCCTCTAGTCGATGATCATCTCCTTTAAGGGTGATCTTTCCTCGTGCCTGACATTCAGTACACTCAAAAAATCTAGTTGACATTTTTAACTCCTGATGCTAGTACAATTTTGCATATATGTTCTAGTCTTTCTATGTGTTCGAACGCTCGCCATGGGCTGGTATCAATAGCAACTACACCATGACCTTTGATCCCTACAATGTCATACTGAATGTTGCCATGCTTGTCTAGTTTTAAATTCTCATGGCAACGATCGGCTAATTCTTGAGAGATTGGTGCTACATCACCTACGTTTGGTGCAACTTTGGTATAACGATTAAGTTCTGGAAACTCATTACTGATGGTAGATAGATCAATACCAGCATGCATAGCAGCAATACAGTAAGTTGGATGAAAGTGCATAACTACACGAACCTCACCACTATGCTGTCCCATTTCTTTTTGTAAGCCAAAGTGTAGGGGTAGTTCTCCACTGGGCTTTAGATTTTTACTAATTTCAGTATAGTCTAATTCTTTAATCGCATGGTATGGTCTAGGTGGTTGATCCCAATATCCCTTTTCAATTCCAATCTTTTTAAACTGATCTGGTTGCATTGTTTGTTTACGCACACCACTTGGTGTTATGTAAAAGTGGTCGCGATCATGGTGGCGAATACTTACATTACCATCACGACTGGTGATCCAGTTGCGCTTGTAAGCATCTACCATTGTTTCGCAAATAGTTTCTAACATTATGCAGCCTTTGCCCAAACATCGCCCCAATCACCAGACAACGCACCTTTGGCATAATCTGTTGCTCGGTTTTCGAAGAAGTTGGCATGCCCAGGAGCATTAATCATTTCCTCTACCCATGGTAGTGGATTGCGTTTAACTTTAAAGATACCCTTTAGTCCAAGACTAATGAGACGACGATCGGCAATGTACCGAATATACTTTTTGACTTCTTCAGAACTAAGTCCTTCCATCGCACCCATGGAGAATGCTAGATCAATAAACTTGTCTTCAAGTTCTACCATCTTTTCAGCAATGGTGTAGATCTTACCTTTTAATTCATCATTCCAGATCTCACGATTCTCTTCGATGTAAGTGCGGAACAACTTAATCATACTTTCAGCATGCATTGTTTCATCAACAATAGACCATGTAACGATTTGTCCCATACCTTTCATCTTACCCATACGAGGAAAGTTTAGTAACATAATGAATGACGAGAACAATTGCATACCTTCAGTGAAAGCAGAGAACACAGCAATGTGAGTGGCTGTTGATTCTTTAGTACCATTCTTTGAAGACAGATCCATTACGTAGTCATGCTTGTCACGCATCTCTTGATACTCGCCAAACTCATTGTAAGTAGTTTCTGGGAGACCAAGTGTTTCAATCAGATGCGAGTATGCAGCCACATGTAGTGCTTCACGTGCAGCAAAGCCCATAAGCATCATACGTACTTCTGGTTGTGGGAAGTATGGTAAGTAGTTACGAACATAACCACCAGCCACGTCAATGTCACCCTGTGTAAAGAAACGAAAGATGTGTGTAAGGAATTGTTTTTCTTCCTTGCTTAGTTTCTTTTTCCAATCTTTAACGTCTTCAAGCATTGGCACTTCAGTGTGAAGCCAATGCGATTGCTCATGCTTCAACCATGCATCATAAGCCCATGGATAGTTGAAGGGTTTAAAATAAGTACGATCATCCTGTAAATTGGATGTAACTTTCTTTAGCATATTACCAGTCCTTTAAGTTTGCACGAATATTCTCAAGTCCCTGCAGATCGGCAGGTAATTTTGGAGAGATATTTATACCAGTTAGTTTTTCTATTTCATCAATTGTGGTCACATACTTATCAAGTTCCTTTGGATCTAATTTTTGGTTAGGAAACAAGAAAGTGATCGCACGATTCTTAGTTGGGTCAATAACAATCTTCCATACATAGTCAGGAACGATTACATTATTGCCCATACGTTTTGCATTTGGTGTATTGATAACACCAGACACTACATAAACTTCGCCATAAGCATCTGCCCAGAAACGAGTGTATTCTTCAACATACTTCCAGATGCCACGATTGTTGCCTGGATCTTGAGGTATCATATTAGTTAAGTAGAAAGATTCACTCATGGCTTGAAGTGAGTATGGGAAGTTTGCAGCTGGTGCTACATGCCCACGATCGTATCCAGATCCCTGATAGTCTTTCAGCGTAGAACGAAATTGTTGTGGCACTGTAGGATCTTCTCTAAAGTCATCCTTGCGTTTGTTACCACCAACTAAGTTTTGCTTTTTGATATGCTCAACAACAAAGATAACAGTCTTGGTTTGGTAGCTGTAGTTAAGAGCATAACCAATTCGGCAAATGTATTGATTGTTACCTTCTTGTGTTATCTGTGGCGCACCAAAGTAAACATGTTGTGGACAGTTATCATCAATTGGATTAGCAAGCGATAGTGTTGTGTAGAATGCAATGAATAATGAAATAAGATATTTCATTTATGTTCCTCGTACATCACTGTGTTAGTTTCACCCAGTGCCCACTTTGAGTCTGTTTCTACAGACCATCGCTTTGTAGCAACTTTAAAGTCTGGCATCTTTAATTGTTTTGGATTACTGCTTGGTTCTAATATAATTAAACGATTATTTGGCTGAGCAGCAAACTGCCCATTATCACACTGAATGAAATTATAAGACTTGTGGTCTTCGACATCTTCAGAATGCCCTGTATCAAGTACGTTAAAATCAGGATGAGCACTATCAACTGTAAAAAGATAAACACCATACTGCCAATCTCCATTCTTTAATTTAAATTTACATTTCATTGATTGTAGTTGTGCTTTCTTAATCACTGTGACGTCATAAGAAATACAATCCCACAACTGAAGATAATCTAAGGGTAGTGGTTCACCTTCAATTGGTTTCCAGCAATACGCATGCAGTGGTAGCTTGTCATATAGTGCACCATAATTGTTTAGGTACGACTCAATGCGAAATGCCTGACCTCTAAGAGACTTAACGCTGACCCACCAACATGGTTCAAGTTCTCCATGACCTTTCTCAAAATCATAGAGAAACTCTTTGCGAACAAAACACTTTACTGGTGGTAAGTTTGCTACGATATGTGCCATTATCCTTCGCATGCCATGCATGCGCCCTCGTCTGTGGTTAGTGCTGTCAAGTTGATTTCTTTAATAATATCTCGTTCGATTCGTTTTGATACCTTGTCTGCTTTACCGATCTTTTCTGAACGGCAGTAGTAAAGGGTTTTCAATCCTGTCTTCCATGCCATAAAGTGTACCGCATGTAGATACTTGATGTTGGTGTCTGGTCTAAAGAACAGATTCAACGATTGCGCTTGGTCGATATATTCTTGTCTATCGGCAGCATGTTGAATGAGCCAACGCTGGTCAATTTCCATAGATGTCTTGAATACATCTTTCTCCCAGTCTCCCAACCAATCCAAGTGCTGAACGCTACCATCATTCGCAATAATGGAAGACCAAGTGTCGTTGTAGTCATTTTGGTTAATTTCACCTGCTTTACCTGATAGATGTTCAATGATAACTTTATCAAGCCACTTGTTCTTGTTTAAGTGAGCACCCGAAAGAGTATCCTGACGATAAGCATTGGCACGATAAGGTTCAATACTAGGACTAGTGTTGCCCATAAGAATGGAAGAAGAAGCATTGGGAGCAATAGCCATAAGATGACTAAAGCGATTACCAGTACCTTCTGCATCAGGTGCTTCACCTCTTTCCAACCCCAGTGCTTTATTTGCATCATTCAAATTCTCCCTTATGTGCTTGAAGATTTGTTTGTTTCGTCCTGTGGCCATGGCTGATTCCCATGGGATATTGTTTCGTTGTAAATAAGCATGCCAACCCAAAGCACCGATACCAATGCTGCGCTCACGTACGGCAGAATACCTTGCACGTTCAATGGTGGTAGGAGCATGAAGAATGAAATACTGCAAAACATTGTCAAGCATTTCAGCGATATCACGAAGAAAGTGAACATCTTGTCGCCATTCATCATAGTACTCCAGATTTAGTGAAGATAAGCAACATACAGCAGTGCGTTCTTCGTTGGTTGGTAGAATGATTTCAGAGCAAAGGTTCGATTGATGAATTTTCAATCCTCTGTCCTTTAACCATTTAGGCATCTTCTCATTGCTAGTATCAATGAAGTGAAGATAAGGTTCGCCAGTCATCATGCGCAGTTCGATAATCTTTTGCCACAGATCCTTGGCTGATACCACTTCACGAATCTCTCCGCTATGTGGATCTTTTAATTCCCAGCTATCATCAACTTCTGGATCAAGCATAGACTTTTCAATAAGTTTCATGAATGCATCTGGTATGTTGATACCATGATGTAAATTTAAGGCTCTTAAGTTTTGATCACCAGTTGGCTTACGCATCTCTAGAAAATTAATAATATCTGGATGATCAATAGAAAGGTAAGCAGCATAACTACCACGACGAGTGCTACCCTGCTTGTATGCAAGTGAACTGGCATCATAAGTTTTCAAGTGAGCCATAACACCTGTTGACTTATCGCTTGCTGAACGAATACCAAAACCAATACCAACACCACCGCCCATCATTGATAACCAACTGGTTTCGCTAAAGTTATTAACTAAACCTTCGGCAGTATCTTCAATAAAGTTAAGGAAGCATGAGATAGGGAGACCACGCTTACTACGACCAAAAGAAAGAATTGGAGTACTATAGCTAAGCCAATGATTGCTGGCGTAATTATAAAGACGCTGAGCATGCTCTGGATTGCTACCAAAAGTAGCTGATACAAACGCAAACCTTTCTTGTGGACTTTGTTCACCATCTTTCATGTAACTTTCTTTAAGTCTAATTTTACCCAATTCGTCAAACAGTGCATCTTTACTGTAATCGACTTTAATCCCGTGCACGATGTCTTGCATATTTCTTCTTTCGTTTTGTTATTCTATAATGAATTCACTGGAGTCAACATTTTCTCCAATTAATAAACTTCAACTGTGCTTCCATCCCTTGGAAGGAGTTTGTATTTATGATTTCTAAAACTTGCAGGATCGTACGACCAGCAAGGACCATTTCGTTAATGTCTTTTTCCTGAACAGTATCAGGGAACATACACACATTATACCCTTCTTCAATATACTTAGCAAGTTGTTTCACGATATCTTTGTTGCGTGGCTCATTATCCATGACAATCGTGCAATTAGTTTTGATCTTTTGTATGGTTGGAAGATCAAACGATGCGCCAGCAACTGCAATGCAATTAGGAAGGAATAGTGAGTCAATCTGACCCTCAACTACATACACATGTTTTCCGTAGTCAATTCTGTCTAAACCATATATTTTTTCTGCGTTTTCATCAAGTTTTACTGTATAATACTTTGGTTCTTCAGCACCAAATGCCCTACCCGAAAACGCATACATCTTACCTGCTGTGTTGAAGAAGGGAAAGATCATGCGAGGATGATCGCTGTCTTCCTTGCTGAATTTATAAATGATGCTGTTTGTCCACTTTTTAAACTTTGTGCAGAAATACAGTAAGTGCCACATGTCTCTTGGGATCTGTCGTTTGATTGCATACTTAACTGCAGGATGTGTTTCCTTTAGTTTATCCAAACGTGTCACATCCTTTAGCGAATCATCTTCTAGTAGAAAGACTGGTTTGGTATCGGCAAAGCGAGTATCAACTTCATTGATATCTTTGTGGTCATTGTAACGTGTTGCGCCACTCTTGTAGCGTTCCAATACGTACTCATCATAAAGGTTTGAATTGACAAACTTGATAAAGTTTCCAATGTTCGTTCCATATCCGCAGTTGTGACATTTAACGAACAGATCGGACTTTACCTTGTAGATAAAGCCACGTGCTTTAAGTTTGTGTTTGGAACTATCACCGCAGACTGGGCAACTGTAGTTCCACACGTAGTCCTTCTTTTGTTTAAAATTTCTAAGGTGAGGACCAAGCATCGATGCAAATTTAACATCAACAAATAACATAATAAAATTCCAGAGTAAAGGTCACCTATCAATTATACACTAACCAAAAGAAAAAAGCAAGTTCTTTTACAAACTTGCTTCCAATGTTGACTTAGGGTAGAGTTACGGTGTCAAGGATGATTATCCACCGAAGATCTTACTGAAGATTCCCATGTTACCAACCATGTAGCC